CGCTCTTTTGGTAGTGTCTCGCATTGACCACTATGGTGGCAAAGTAGTCTCGTTCATTGTCTGCAATGCGGAGCCAGTCCCTCACAGCTGTTTGATATTTCACCAAATCGTTGACGCCGATGAATTTTCGACTAGCGAGCTTGGCAATAGCCCTGGGCAGATTTAAATATAGCCCGTCAGCGAGCAAGTAGCCGACCAAGGTCGGGATCTTTGAAATCACCGGCTTCATGTAGGGGAGTAGATCGCGTGGTCCACGGAAGGTTGCGGTGTCGCAGAAGCCCGCACTGTCATCTCCCTGAAAGGCCATGAATCTAAGGTTCTTGAATTTGTAGCAGGCCAAGACCATTAGAGCATTGATGACGGTGTTGCTAAACAGGGTGTCAGCTCTGCCGCTCTGCAAGCACCCGCGCACTTGCAATTTGATATCTCCTGCGTCTAAGAGCCAATTGTTATTGAGCTGTTGCATTAATTTGATCCCGAGGGAGTCCACACCGCACCGGCGGTACACGACTTTCATGACCTCGTCGCTCCAAAGCCCGCGTAGGGCGTCGAACTGGGTAAAGTCATTCTCAAACCCAATGAGTGCGTCATGCCGCAACCGTCGTATCTCCTGGTCAAACTCGTTGAAAGTCTTGCCATAACAGAAAGAGAAACCCGGCTTTAAGCTGCTGGTGACGATCTTCTCAGCGCAGCGGACCCAGGCCGCAGCCAGCATGTTCACCGCTGGTGGTTGTGCAGAAATGCCCTGGCCGCCCTTGCTGAAACCGAAGGGAGCGTAGCGTATGCCGGCGTCGTGGTGAAGATCGGCTTTCGTCTGCTTTTTGGGGAAATGGTCGATCTTCCTTGATTTCTCATAGAACTTTGTGTCATAACAATCAAACAAATGGGACATGGATCGGGTGACGCACTTCTCAATGTACTCAGCGTGAGAGGCGACGACCTCATCTATTGCAGCTGGTCGCGGGGTGAATAAGGTGTCGATCTCAGCGATGCAGGCTGCCTGCAGCCAGGCAGAAGTCATTCGCGGGAGTTTGA